ATTAGTAGTAGAACCAGATACACCACTACCACCTAAAGTGATGGTTTTTGTTAGTCCTGATTGAGTTGCACCTGTACCAAAACTATATGTTGAAGTACCAACGGCTTGGCCTACAGAAACGGTGCTTCCTGTAAATGTGTTTGTGCCTGTCCAAGTATTGCTACTAGATAGGACTGGGATTGTTCCGTCAGCATTAATTAATGTGTATGTTCTAGTTGTAGCTGTAGTAAGGCCAGATAATTGAAACTGCGCTTGTTTAGTCGTATCCAAGTTATCTTGGATTGTGAACCCAGCATCAGTTACCGTAATCGGTACTCCAGTCAACACACCACTTGCATCTAACTCTACAGCTCTATCAGCAGGGTAAGTACAAAACACATCCTTAGTACCCGCAGAGAAGTTAACTAGCGAACCAGAATTTGACGATGCATACACGGTGTTCCGGGCTAATGTACCCGCACCTACAGTTCCTAGTCCAACTTCCCATTCAGATGTTCCGCTATTAGCAATAGCATAGTAAGTAGTGTTAGTATTACCAATAGCACTTGAGAACGTTTGAAACCCTGTATCCGCTCCGTTAAGCGTGACGGTACCTGTACCTGTAGTTGTACTTGTTTCTTTAACCCGGTCTTTTACTACTAATGGCATACTAACCCCTTATGCTTACGCAATTCTAATGATAGCTGTTGTGTTTGTTGATGCTGGGAAGCTAATTGTGAAGTTACCATTTGTACTTGTCTTATCACCACCGAAGTCTAAAACAGCAACTGCTGTATCATCAGTAGAATTGTAAATCAAAGCACCGGCAGCTGTAATTGTAGCAGCTGTCCAAGTCACATCATCAAAGTCAATAAACGCTGTTGTACCTGAGCCACCGTCTGTAGGGATTTGAGATACGACTAATGTTTTACCACCTGTTGTATACCCACCACCGTTAGCTACTTCACCAGATGTTGAGCCTGAATATGTAGTAGTAGCTGCATTTAGTGTAGCTGCACTTGTAAACAACGCGATCTTATAGACCTTTGATGTACCTGTATTGAAATTTTGTGCTCCGCTTAAAAGCTGAACTTTAAAACTTGTGCACATTGCTTGCGAAATTGCCATTTTTTATCTCCTAAAATTAAACCACTGGGACACGAACTTGTCCGTTTCTATATGAATCACGTCTATTCTTACCATCGCCCAACTGTTTAAGTAGGAACATAGCTTCATCGTACCTAGATTTGTACGTAGCCAATACGTCAGCTTCGCCTTTCATGTACGTATACGCTTCCAATAATGCACCATACAAAAGGGCAGAATCAAAATTGTCACCAAGCCAAGTAGTACCAGCAATGACGATAGAAGTAGGGTAGTAATAGTAATGGAGCTCCATGCTGTATGCAGCATCGGGTGTCGGTCCCAAAATGAACGTGTTTTGGTCGAATAACGCATAGTAAATAGGCAATCCAGTATCAGTGCTTTTACGATATGACTCACGAATAAAGTTCACATCTTTATCTAATAGGTATGTGTAGTTACCGCTTGCATCAATAACAGCGAGAGAAAACGTAGCCAACCAGTCAGAAGGAGCCGCCAAGTAATTGTTATTCGCTGTGACGTTACCCGTAACGTTTTTTCGCAGGGCAGGTAGCTGAACACTATTATAGATGCGTTGTTCTGCTTGTTCTATAAACGTGTTTATGTCTTCTACCTGAAACTGATTCTCGGTATAGCTTTCAATCTCAGCAACTAGTTGGGCATAGTTCATTTAATTACCTTACGCCATAGGGCCACGTGATGTAAAACCTTTTGTAGCTGCACCTTTACCGCGTTGTGCTACGCCTGATGATTTAACATCATTTGCATTAGGGTTCCCCATGCTTACACGAGGAGTTCCAGTACGCTTGTTCATATCACCTGCTTTAAGCGTATTTGGATCAGTATCTAAACCAATGTTAGGTGTAGGTACGTTTTGTGGTTGTTTATATTCAGCCATGATTTATCCTTTTTGATTCATTGCACGAGCCATGTTACGGCCCATTTTCTTCATATCAATAGACTTAACTGATTTAGCTTTGTTGCCTTTTGAAACACCACCATCTACAGGCAGTTTAGCGCCATCGATACCTAGTTGTTTGCCTTTAGTCTTGCCTTGTTTGTTAATGCCTTGTGCGCCTGATTTGAAAGCCATGTTATTTCTCCTAAGTTGTTGTTACGGTCACAGTCCCCACTTGGGATACTGCTTCTAAATAGTTCTGTTCTAGATTAAATGGGTCATTCAAACCTACTGGAGCCCATCCCCATTGTATTATACGACTACCGCCATCACCGCCGGGACCTGACTGAAAGTAACCTAAATCAGGACGAGGGTTTTGTATTGCTTGTGGGTCGTTTACTGGGTACATTCCCAACTGCAATTGAGGCTGATCTTGTTCCCAACACTCTTGACACACAAGAATATTAACATTTTTAGTCTTAATAACCAATTGTTTCAGCTGTTTAAGTTTATATCTAAACCCGCAACGATCACACTGGGCGATTGCAAACTTACCGCTTGAGAATTTACTTGCCATTATCTAAACCCTAAAAGAACTGCTGTCTAGGAGCTAATCTTAGTGAAGCCTTTTCTCTATCTTCATCTGCCGCAATCTGGAACTCTTGTTCGTAAATCGCTTTAAGCATCTCAATTCTAGGTGCCGCTTCAGGAATCTTTAAGCTCAAATGGTAAGCTAACCCTGCAACCATACATGGTAAGAATCTAAATGGAATATCAGGGGTATGTGTACCGCCTTCACCAGCATCTTGAATTCTACGTAAACGGTAATACACCAATGTATAGAAGTCATCTTGATCAGGACAAGGCCATACATTAACCTGCGGATATTTCACCCCAGTAACCGGATAGGTTGCACCTGATTGGCGATTAATCCAGATTTGAATAGGACGGCCTTGAGCATTCTTATTAGGAATTGTAATGTATGTAGACTCGCTGATACGCGTGATATTGATGTCTGTTTGGTTTTGACCTGTACCTGTGCGCACAACCTGATCTAATAAGTCGATGGTATCTACTGGTAAGTCGTAAACGATTTGTCCTTGAACTAGAGGAATACTACCTTCTTCAATAGTCCATAAGTTAATACCACGATTAGCCCACTCAATAGTAAGCAGGTTTAATGAACGTCTTGCAGTTTTTAAATCATATCCGGTACGCAGCTCAGAACCACAACGCTCAAACGCCTCTTCTACAAGGTTATTGAGGTCTAGATTAAATGAGGATGAACCTGATGTTGTCGTTGTTAAAGCCATTATTTAACTTTCCTGTAAGGTTTAACCTTGCTTTTAATTTTGGCTGGTTGTGCTACGAACTGTTTACCAGCTGCTTTTCCAGCACGTTTTGCTTTTGTAGTAGCCGCGTATTCTGCGGGAGATAGTGCTTTAATTGCCTTTTCTGGCAAGTACCGTTCGCCAGTTTCAGATGACTTCTTGCCTGATTTAGTGCGCCATTTCTGATCACCCCAAGCTTTTAAAGACTTCTGACTCTTAGCTAATGCACTCATTTATACCCACCACCTGCAGCTTTATATTTCTTTGCAACTAGCTGACTTTTTCTCGCGGACCATTGTCCAGCGCCCGTACCGTGTGTCGCTGCGGCTTTAACCTGAGATACAATACGTTTGCGTAGTTCAGGCTTTGTGTAATTACCCGCAGAGTTAACGTTACCACCTTCAGCATATGCATCTTTTTTAGCTTGTCGTGTTACACGCTTTTTATTAAAGTTAATTGTTTCAGAAGGGCCAAGTAATCTTACATCTCCACCCTTTTTGTACTCTTTAACAAACTGAGGTTTGTCTTTACGTAGGATAGTCTTACCTTTTGATCCCGGCATTTTATCCTTGGCTATACAACCCATCCCACGTGAAGCTCTCATAATTAAGCCATTGTCTTTCCGCGAACACAGCAACCATCAGCACGTTTAGATGCTTTAGATTTAACTGAACCGCCTTTTTTAAACGTGGGACCAGTTACTTCAGCCCCTCTTATTTTACCTGCAGTAGTGCCTTCAACATACGCATCGGATAGTTCTGATAAATCTTCTTTAGGTATATCGTAAGCGTCAGCTTTTTGTTTAAGTTTTTTATTTGCTTTTTTATCTTCTCGACCCATATTTGGGCCTACATTCATTTCTTGGCCTTTTTTTTGCTTACCTATCTGGTTAAGTCTTTCATCAGTAAACCCCATTATACGTTGACGGGCTAGTGAATCTCCGTTGTATTTGGTTTTAGCCATGATTAGCACATCTTTCCACGTGTTTTACCGCGTACTTCAATACCACCACCTTTAGCCATGCATTTAACTTTACCACCTTTTTTGTAGCCCTCGTTCTTGAGAGCACTGTCATACATAGATTTCATCTTGTCGAACTCTTGTGGGTTTTTAGCACGAGCATTTTTAAGCTGTACTTTTTCTTTCTCTTCACGAGAGAGCTTTGCGTAGTCAGTGTCTTTAGTAGTCTTCATCTGCGCAGTTTTAGTTACAGTGCCACCGTCAGCATACTTCATGACTTTACCGCCACATTTAAGTTTAGTAAGATCAGATTTTTTGCCGCCGTGTAATTGTTTCTCGTGCATGCCAACAGCTTTTTTAGCCATAGCTTTATCTTGTTTGATGTCTTTTTTCATTATTTAGACTCCTTCTTTTCTTTTTTAGCAGGGGCTACTGGAGCTGCAGGTTTGTTACCACGTCCATTTTCATTAACTATCATATTATTTTCCTAACCAATTTTGTATAAAGTAAGTAACTGCTGATCCTAAAACGCCACCAGCACCGCCTAACATCATTAATACTTTCCAACCGCCCTTAGCTTCTGCAAGCGTATTGTTAATGTTGTTAAGAGTTTTTTTAATGTCGTCCATATCGGCGACCAACTTATCCATATCAGCTTGTAGATGTTTAATCTCAGTTTCATGGACGGCAAGTTCTCGTTCTATGCTCATTTAACATTTCCACCTTTTTAGTGAGGCAGCTTTCCTTGTAGGACGGCCTTTTTCATCTTTCATAGGACCGGGCATACCTGACATCCGAGCACAAAAAGACTTACGACGACCAGCGTCCGCTTTAGTTTTTGGATTTGGGGCTGGTGCCTTTAAGTTTGATCCAGTTGCTTTGTTGTACTTAGCACGGCCCTTTGCTGTGAGACCTGCACCTTTAGATACAGGGAGCTTCTCACCTCGACCTACTGCTAATGTTGGGTTCTTCTTAGCCATTATGTATTACCAGCATCTGCGCTATCTTTAACTAAATAACCTTCAGCCGCAATACTTACTGCATAGGTATTAGCACTTGTCTTAGCTTGTAACTGAATATCAGTTTTTTCAGGGAAAGGACGTGGCATTACCCGTTGGGCATTGTAGTTATTAACAAATGGAGCTTGTTGAGTTAACGTAATAACACCTGATGGTGATGTCTGTACGTTTCTATATTGAACCCAATCTGCGGACGATCCATTTGCTGAAGTATACGCATCGATACGACTAAGGTAGAAAGTATGCCCAGCTGGAACTGTGTAAATGGACATTTGACTACGCCCAATACTAGGATTGATTTGAGCATATGTAGCTGAACCTGCTGCATTTTTAAGTGTAATTGTACCCGTTGGAATTCCAGAACTTACTGACATCCCATTAATTCTTAGGTATGACTTAACAGTATCTACAGCAGTTGTACCTGTCAAAGCTAGTGTTTCGCTAATTGGGTTATAGTTTGCGTCTAAGCCTTGGATTAAAATGGTTGTCCCACTTAAATCTTGCCCTGTATTTACTGAACTTGCTAACTTCATAGTAACCGCTGAAGCTGGGTACGTATACGCACCTGCAACCTCCCATACTGGAATATTTGTAGTAGTTACTGATATTTGAAAACCGTAGATGTTTACAGTGCTGTGACCATAAATCTGACCACGTGCGACCTGTAAATCAAATGGTTCATAGGTACCTCTTTGGGTAACTGATGATAACTTGCCTTTATTAGCCATAATTAATCTCCTATATATTTAGTAAGGGCTGTCATGTGGGCGATTGACATTTAAGGCTTCTTATTAGGAAGCCACCCTCAGATTAATTAAGCAGTCAAGTTATTAGCTTGAACGTAGCGAACTGTGATTACACCAGCGCCTGTACCTGTGTTTGTTGATGTAACAGCAATCTTAACGTCTGTTGAACCTACATCAATGAAAGCACCTGTGCGAGTAGCATCTGTACCCGGAGTAACTGATAATACACCAATAGCAGCGCCATCAACTGCACCTGCAGCTGTAAATGCTGTAGCTAAAGCTGTTGTACCTACGCCGAATGTTGTAGCTACGCCTGACCATACTGCGGTAACGTATACGTTAATTTCTACGATTTGGCTGTTTGCTGGAATTACGATTGTTGTTGCGCTTGAAGCTTGGGTGATTGCTTGAGATTGAGCCATTACAACCTGACCAACGTTAGCAATGTTTGTGCCTACTGTTGTACCTGTTGTGTTGCGAATAGTACCTGCGCGTAATGGACCTGAGAATGTGGTATTAGCCATTTTAATTTTCCTTATGTTATAGCATGTTATACCGCTCAGTCTCTATAACGTCTGCTAGGGCAGTCTGAGGCAGTAAAATTGTTTCCTAGATAGATGATTTATACTATGATATTGCAACTATGTCAAACAATTAATTACCCATATGCCCCATTCTGATCAAGAACTTAGACGTATAAAGAACCGAGAATATTCTAG